ATAATGGGCAAGCGAAAGACAATCAGTCAGCGGTGGTATGCTTGGAACGAGAAGGAGCCTCAGTGGTCTTATTCAGCCTTGGCTTGCTTTGCTTTAGCGATGTTAGGGCTTACGATCCACTTAGGGATTCCTGGGTTATGGAGAACGGTGGGACTCTGTATGCTCATCGGCTTTGACTGCGGTCTTCTCTTCATCACAGCCTTCAGGAAACAATGGTGGTGGTTTTCCTTCTGGTGCTATGTGACGCTTGGGGTTATCGGGTGGGAGATTGCGTCCTACTTCTTCGGGAGCAGATTGTGAAAGATAGCTTCTGGATGTGGGAAGAAATCTTCATTGGGGCTTGCCTCCAGTTCCCACTCTACTTCATCGTGGGGTGGTGGGTTCTTCCTTTAATGGTGGCAAGTGGTATCCTTTGGAGGCTAGGTGGGTGGTCGCAAGGTTCCAAATTGTATCGCAGAATTGGCGTTCCTTTTCTCGTCTGCGGAGCATCTCTCTTAGCCACACATCGCTGGACGATTCTACTGTGTATCCCATTTCTCGTTTGGTTGGCACCTTCTTACGGCAAGGACTCATGGCTCTTTAAGCTCCTCAAGAACGACTTTCTGACTCGGTTGGTGTGCTTTGGATGGTACTGGACTGCGTTTGCTCTGGCGTATACTCTGAGTATCTAATGCACTCGTCGCACCGCTTGTCTCTATTCGCACAGTCTTTCAGGCAGTAGTTCAGGTTCCAACCGCCCCTACTTTTTGCTCCCATCTTCAACTCCTTTCTCATATCCCTCCCGATACCCTTCCGAATGGGCTTGGCGAATATATTTCTCGATGATTTCACTCTTTAATTCGTGAGTTTCAATCTTCGTCTTAGTTCCTCTCCTCACGATATAAAGATGTTGCAAACAATATTCAGCCAACTTCTCAAACTCCTCGTCCTTCATACAACCCCCTTTTCCTTGAGCATGGTGAGAGCAAGTTTAACTTTATCGTGACATCTTCGTTCCAAAGAATCTTTGTCAGAAAAGTTGTTCCATCCGTGCCATTGCGATGCTTGATGAGTAACTTGTAGAGCTTCTAAAATCTCTCGCCCCACCGTCACAGTCTGCCGTGGTTGATTGTCGATAATCCTTCCACGCTTATCTACACATCCACAGCACATACAATGCTCAACATCATGGCTCATACCTTCTCCTGTCTTGAGGGGTTATTCTTCTGCAATTCCTCTTTCCAAACATCTCGTGTTCTTTCAAGCTCCTTAATCCTCTCATCCTTCGCCTTGATTTCGGCTTCTAATCTCTTAGCCATGTGGTCGCACCCAGCTCCCCAAGCCTCGTTATCTTTTCCGATGCAGTCTAAAGCATCACGAAGTTTCCGATTTAGGCTTTCATTCTCGGCTTCGAGGGCGGCGATTTTCTCCGCATCCTCCCTACGAGGAATGACGAGCTTGCCTTGACGGATGGCTTGAGCAAGTTTCTCCTGACAATCGCAGTAAAGCCCTTGACGATACAAGGGCAACACTTCCTCCACTAATTCCTTCACGGTATCGGTCATAATTCCTCCTTTGAAAAATCCCCTGCAAGAGATTCGTTATTTTGTGTGAGTTCCTTCGACTTGACGGGCTTCTCTGTCACGAGTTCTCTTGTCGAGCCAAAGCAACGCTTCTTCGATTTTGGTAATTGCAATAGCATTTTCACGGCATTTAAACTTTCCATTGCTTGCCGTTTGATACCACTCAATACGCTGAAGTGCCGCCGAAAGAACGGTTTCTACAAAAGCTCCGTTTGGTTCTTTTCTAGCCTCACCACGACCAAGCGGGCCGTTCTGCCACTCGATATTTAACCCAGTTCCAGTTACGGAACCACCAGCTGGATTCCCATTTACATCTTCGACGTTCTGAACTATGCAATCTTTTATTGCGTTCATGTTGCCTCCTTATTTTCCCTTGCAGGGGACTTAATCAAAATTTTCACTTCATCTTTCACGGGGTCTTTCTCGTCCTTATTCATGGCTTAATCTCCTCGGTTAAATTATGGGCATGGATGGAATCGAACCACCACCGTGTCTAGCACGATACAGATTTACAGTCTGCTGAGGCTTAACCAATATCCCCCTCATGCCCTTGTTAAATTGGGTCTGGCTCGGAATCACTTCGCCCTACTTTCCGATGGTTTTGGTCGGGACACCAGACTTTCAATGAATGGCATCACTCCTCACTCTTTATCGTAACCACCGACCGCATTGCAGTCTTGGTCGCATTTTGTGCAAACTGGGGACGAATCTTTCTCAAAAGTAATTGGTTTACCGCAACAGTCGGAGATGTCAGAACCCGGCTTCATTCTATCCTTGCACATCTCTAATTGCTTATCCCACATCTTCTGGTATTCAACCTCACACTCCTCGACAATCTTCTTCAGTTCATCGATGACCTGTGCATCGTTACGGAGCATTGGAAATGACAGAAGTCCCTTCACACGCCCCATGAATCGGTTCATCAAAAACAACCTCTCACTTGTCTCGTTATACAGCTCGTCCATAATACTCATTGTTTTGTCTCCTCACTCTTTATCGGGGGTTGGAAAGAATTGATATTGCGCCGCAAATAAATCCAATAACTAAAAGCACCAAAGCGTAAAGCCAATCTCTTATTCCCATCTCCCCCTCCGTGTTGTTAGCGGGCATAACGCCCCTTTTTACATGCTTTAAGTTGTATTTTGGGCTTTTGTGCCTCTTTTGAGGGGCGTTTGACAAGTCTGGCTTTACCCTCCCGCCTCAGCCACATCATAAAATGTTCAGCTCCTCTCACGATGTCAGAAAGAAGCACTACATCTTCGTACTTGGCAGGGGTGTCGGGAAGAGCCGTGAACCGCTTGCAATGCTCCGTGATCTCAACCTCTAAATCCCTCGCTAGAGTATGAGAGTTGGCGAAGTCCTCAAGAATTTGGTACATCTCCCTGTCTGTCATTTTTTCTTCCGTTTCTTGGCGCAAATACCGCTATGTTTTTGCGACAACGCAGGTTTCGTAATCTGCTCAAAAATATCGCAGGAAACAGTTCTCCCATGAGCCATCCCGAACATATTACATCTGCACTCGGTGGAATTACTCCAAAACATCTCACACCGCATCTTTCCCTTAGCCCTCGGACTCTTCGCAAAGTAAGACTGCCAATCGTCTTTCTCACAAGTGAATCTGTGGCACAGAGTTCTTGAAGGACATTTTTTATCGTTGCAAGCCGTGATATCAGCCATTATTCACCCATTAATCTCGGTATCAACTTCTTGGCAGATTGCTTCGATTGCTTCAAAACAATCCTTGATTTTTTTCTCATATTTGTTATGGTTCCTTATCTCGTTTTTAATCTCAACCAACGCACGATAAAACTCATATCCCTTGTTCGCAATTTGATGCTCCCATTTCTCATCGGGCAACTTAAAAGTCATAGTAACTTTAGCCATGCCTTACCTCGTCTGGTTTGTACTCAATCGCCTCAATCTCTTTGCGGTACTCTATCATAACTCGTGCCACCAATTCACTTAAAATGTTAACCAATTCCTCGCACTTTTCGGAGTCTTCTGGAAAAAACCGCACCGAAATGTCATGTATATACTCGTCAATTCTTTGGTTCATCGTTTGGCTCGTCCTGTGGTGGTCGATAGTTTGAGAATCTAAAACACTCTGAACATTTATCGTCAGTTCTATTCTGACAATCAGTCTTCATACAATATCCAAGCGACCAGTTACCTCGACTTTTTGCTCCCACTTTTGAGCCTCCTTATCTCGGCTTTTAATTTGGCAATCTCTTCTCTTAATGCTTCATTCTCATAATCTTTTTTGTAGAACGCTTCCCATCCAGCTTGTCTGTCATCCTCCAAATCCTCAATCTTCCCGACAACATAATCGATTTGTCTTCCCATTATTATTCTCCAATCGTCCTAGAACCCCACAGGACTTTATATTTGTTGATTGTAAAAACCTTTGGATCGTAAAGGTCTGAGCCATCTTCAAAAGTAAAAAGCCCAACGCCTTGTTGCCAATTCGCAATTCCATCAACATAATCTGGTTTCAAGGTGCAAAGGCATCCGCATTCAACCCAAGAATACTTACCTCCACGAAGCGTCTGATAGAAAACACCAGCTCTGTGTGTATGACCCGAAGCTCCGGCACACCCTTCCCGCATAAACTCTGCCTTTGCAGACATTGCCGAATCACGCCTTACAATGTCGCCATGTTTAAAAAGAACCCCACGATAGACAAAGTGAGGCAAATAAGAGATACCAAGACCATCCAACCCAAGCAGATGAGCAAAATCCAAACACCGTAAGTAAGAAAGCTCGGAAGCCTGACTGTTGAGGTACTTGGTGAGCCTTCGGTCGTGATTTGACTCAAGCATTTTGATTGTGCTTTTGGGGAATCTTTTCTTGAGCTTCCACAGCCAGTCTTGCGCTTCGTCGAGTTCATTTTGAAGCTCCAATCTCCGTCTTGGATCTTTGCTGAATTTTGAAAGTGCGTAGAAATCAACTACTTCGTCGACTAAGATAATCTCCGGCTCCGTTGCCTCTACAAAGTTAAAAGCAACCGCTAAAGCTCTCTTGTCGTGGTAGGGGATATGCCAGTCATTGAGCTTGGCAATTCTCACTTAACTTCGCTCCTTTTTCTTCCATTCCACATCTGCTCCAAAGGCCATCCAAACATCGCCATAAAACGAAGGCTCCGAAGATGCTGTGCCTTGCTCTTTCGCCAGTTGCTATATTTCTTCCACATAGCAGACCTCCTCATAATTTAGTAATCTCCACCCAACAGAAGTTTTCGGTTGATTGAATCTTATTTGCCGTAAAAATCCACACTTGCGAATCATCAAACCCAAGACGCTCCGAAAGCATATCGACTACAACCTTGATTAAGTTTTGAATGTCTGATTTTTTGGGATTGCCGTTCTTAAAATACCAATCTGTGTGAACATCAAGCTTCATTTCTAGCCTGTCGGAACTCTTTATCTCAAAAGGACTTACGAATAGCTTGGCTTGGCTCTTGAACTGTCTGGCTTCTGGTGTCATATAAACCTGTTTGGTTCTGTAGTTGATGGCGTAAAGCTTATTCATCGAAACTGGGAGCATTGGTATTCGCCAACCCTTATGAATAACAGCGGGGGAGGAAGCCATAGACTCTGTTGGTCTTTCTTCGCTCGCCCCGCCGTCAATCATATTAGACCTTCTTCCAGTTACGAAAAAGGTTTTCAAACTCGCCAGTAGCAATCCAATTCCCCTCATCGTCCTTGGATTTCTTCTGGTTTTGAGCAATATCCACTTCTAACTCAACTCCTTTAAGACCTTCAAGGAGTCCGGCATCAATCTTGACAGCCTTCGGATCGCAACCGCAGGCAACCAAGAACTGCCGTAGGGGAATAAGGTAGGCTCCCTTAACGAATTTCTCCCCCTTGTAAAATTCGTGGTTGGTATCGACCCACACAGGCAGGTCTTTGTTGTTGGTGAACACCACCTTGTTCTTGTACTTCGTTTGTGCAACGCCTTCTGAATCGACAAAGCTAATGCCATCGACAATCCGAAGCTGAAGGTTCAAATACTTCTTGGTCGGAACTGAACCTTCGTATGAATTGTCTTTGATGCTAGCCTTATCGACTCTGACCCTGACTCCATTGGCGGCAGGAAGCACATCTTTGATTTCCTTTAGGCCAGTCATATCCCCAAGGTCAATCTCACCGAACTGCGTTTGTTCTTCTGTCACTTTTTCCTCCTCTTTGTTGGTTGATAAAAAACTGTTAGTTACTTGGTTGACTCATTTCGATGAAGGTTTTGAATGATGGTCTGGTACGATATATTCTCGACCGTTTGCGGAAGCCCGACATTGTTCTTTGCCGCAAATTGGTGTGACGGCAAACACTGCGCCGAATAGGTGTGTACTCCTTTCTGGGACTTGCATTCAAGGAAAAGAGATGCATTAAAGAGAGACGAAGCTTGATTTCTGAAGCCTCCAAGTGTTTGGGAAATGATTCTACCAGTCGAGACAAGCTTTCCCGATCCATCGTCCACCTCCTCTGGTTGGGTGTGGCAACAAACAACAACATGGCATGGAAGCGACACCACCTCGGTCAAGATAAACTTATAGAGCCACTTCCCCAAAGTCCCATACATAGCTTGGGTGTCTTCCTTCCCGGTCTTTGCACTGACCGCCTTCTCATACTTCTCAATATGCGCCCAGCGATTGACCGACAAATGGCTCAGATTGTCGAGAATAAAAGTCTCAATCTCTCCTTTCTTCGCTTTCTCACGCATATCGGAACAAAAAGCCGACAACCGCTTGAAAGTCTCGCCGACATCCTCATCCTTGCTCAATATGAACTGGTCTGCCACAACCATATTCTCAAGCAGATGCGGATTCGACTTTGCCGTCATCAACCCATTCGGCTCAATCTGTGCGTAAGCCCACTTCGGAAAAGTCATCGCTCCATAAGTCTTTCCAGACCCAAACCCACCATTCAACAACACCTTCAACTTAACCTTGCTCTTGTCATTCATCAACTGCTCCTTCGTGATTACCATAACCCCTCCGTTGTTAATTTGATTGTTCCTACTGGTTTTAATCCGGCATGAAACCTGCAATCAATAAAAGCCTCACGATACTGAATCTCCCGATCTTTCTTTTTTCTTCCCCCACCAACCTTCTTAAACTCCTCCAGTTTTTTCAGCGACTCGTTATACCCAAACAACCTATGGCAACAAGCGCAAGAATAAAAACCGTTGTCCCCCTTGCTTATTGCCTTATTTTTATACAGCGGGTTTTTTGATTTTCCACCTCCATAATGATACTTTTCGGGGTTTAATTCAACCAATTTCATCCTTATTTTTTTGAGCTGTTTGTATAGGGAGTTTTCTTCTTTTGTGTAGCCGTTCCCCTCTTTTTTGCCCTCAAACTCTCCTCTTTGCAACATCTCCATCCTTTCTTCAAACCATTTATCGTACTGTTTTTTTAAAACAAACCTATCTGCCTCAAGCCTGTCAATCAGCTCTTGTTTTTTCTTGCTAGTCATGGCTTAGTCCTTTTTGTTGTAAAGAGATTCAAGGATCATCTTATCTTCACCGCAGGCGCAGAACTGGTAAAACTCGCACCAAGCACAGAGCGACCCAAGCTGAGAGGGGAAGCAATTCTCTTGCTCGGCAAAGGCGATTAGCTTCTCCCACTTCTTATCGCTCTCAAGCCACATATTTAAAACATCCTGTGAGCGATTAAAAATCTGCCGTTCAAACTTCTGCCAATATCCGGCAGGTTCTCCCTTGTAAGCTCGGCTTCTGTAGCCAATCGACAAGCCATTGATAACCACTCCTGCACATGAGCCAAACTTGTCTTGAACATACTTAGTGTAGCGGCTCATCTGGCTATCAATCTCAAACTTCTTCCAGTACATCGGCGAAAAGGCTTTGGAAGTCGTTTTATGGTCGAATAGGTAGATCGACCCGCTCGGCAAATGCTCGGCAACTAAATCAATGTGTAGCTCGTGGTTTCCTGTGAGCGTCTCGACATCTCCCTTGAGTTCTGTCGCAATAACCCTCCAATCTTTGTCTTGCTCAGAGTAATGGGCAATATAGTTTTTAAGAGTCTCAAGTCCGCTTTCAAGAGACTTTTCCTTTTTCTCCGTGGCTTCTGTATACTGGTTCCTAAAAACATTCAAAACCTCCTCTTGGCTCTTTCCTTGATAATGGGCTTCTAAGGCAGAATGCAACGCGGCTCCAAATCTAAGATCGGTAGTCTCCTCTCCGTCCTCTTGTTTGTGCCACCCTTCTTTTTGCAACTGATACTTCTTGGGACAAGAGTTAAAGCAACTAATCTCTGACCATCTCATAGAACCTCTCCTTCTGCCGTCTCATGAACGGCCTTCTCAAGCTTTGACATAATCTCCAAAGCCTCGTTTCGTCTAAGATGGATTCTGGCGGCATACTGCCCCATCTTGAGCTTTAAGGTTATCGGATGATCCATATCATCATCAACATCGACCGTAAACTCTTGCCGTTCATCAGATAGGTTGTCTGTGCATATAAACATTAGTTTGTCCTCCCATATAGCCCTTTTAGAGCTTGTTCCTTGTTATCGTAGTAGGTGATGCGGTCGTAAGCCATTCCAATCAACTGCAAACACTCCCGCCTATCGCAAGAGGCTAGAAGATGCTCCATAGCTCTGACCTTGAGCGTAGCCTCCTCTTTTTGTTGCTCCTCAATAGCCAAATCTTTAGTCCTGTGCATCATAATCCCCCCTTATTTTGTCTAGCAGTTCGTATTCCTTAGTTTCTACGTCTAGCACACTAACCTTAAAATCAGCCGGAATATAGAGAAGCAAGTCCTTAATGGCTTGCTCTTCTAACTCCTCTTCTCCCGACCTATAATTCTCGTTGAATTGCCCCAAAACTGGCACCTCAACTGTTAACTTTACAACCGCTTTTCCCTTAAATTCATGCATACTTTTAGACCTCCTTTTTTGGGTTGACCTAGATAATAAATACTTTTTTTATCAATTTAGTATCTACCCCCTTTGTATAGGGAAAATGGGGTGTATACTACACTTTGTACCTTTAATAGGGAATAGTAGAGTATAGAGGTTGCTATTATTAAGACCGCCTCTTTTTTTAAACATTCTTTTCGACATAATAGCTCCCCTTTGCCCCCTTAACGACCTTATTTATGACGTGCCCCGATTTAATGAGAGGGGCAAGAGTCTTGCGAATATAGGCATCGGAGACCTTAATCTGGTTACTGATCTCCCTCAAAACAAACTCCTTCTTTTCAGCGTGTTTTTTACGCAAGAACAGAAGAATGTTGTCCCTTTTATTAAAGTCCCCCATATCATCGCTTATTGATAGAGTTTGCGTAATGGAGTCGTAAATTAAGGGGATATGGCTCAGAAGGTTGCTATAGGTGTTTTTCTTGCAGTATAAATCAACGCCTTCGCTGTTCTTTTTAAGGTGATAAAGCCCTGTGACATTGGCAGATAAAAAACGAGAGCCATACATATCGCCATCGACACGCTCACCAGTATCCTTTGCCCTAGAACCTCGATTGGTGTGATGGGTATAAAGAACGGCACATGAATAACGATTTTGGATAGTCCTTATTAGATTGTTGATAATGTGGACATCCTTTTGATTGGAGAGGTCGCCACCAGTTATACTGTATATCGGATCGATTACAACGATATCGACACGATTATCCGGCAACGCAGAAACAAGCTCAGCCATCCTCAAAAAGAACTTAGAAAAGCCATCCTTGGAGGTTAAATCCATTCCTTGAATTTCCTTGTCAAAGATAATATTTTGATAATTTGGCTCTACGGAATTCCTCATGTTTTTAATGCGCTCCCAAGGTTCATCCAACGGCCTCTCAGCACAATGCCAGATGATATTTAAAGGCTTGGGACACGGCAACCCCTTAAAGACAGGCAATCCGGCACTTGCCTCGATCATCGCATTAAGAACGCAACTACTCTTTCCCTCACCATCAGAGGCATAAATCATCGAAACGCAACCTTGATATAAAAAGCCTTCTATGAGCGGAATTCTCTCATCTGAAATATTATCAATTGCCTCTTTCAACTTATCGCCAACAAATATCGGGACAACTCCCAAGCTTTCATCTTCCGGCTTGTATGTTCCAGCAATCAACTCCCGCAACTCTTTTTGAAACGCATCCGAAAACAACTTGCTTTTTTCTTCGTCCACGATAAAGCCCTCAAGGTTTATAATGTGGAGAATCTACTCCCACTTGATAAGCAATTCAACTTTTAAGCTTATAAAAAGCGTGGTCGCCAATGATGACAACTGGCTTCTGATCCTTTGCCCATGATGGAACACCGAAAGCCTTAATGTTCTCAAAGTGCGTTGCCCCTAGTGTTATATTACTTGTCTTTGAGGCCTCCCAAGCCTTTTCAGCCTGTTTCCAGACCCATTGAGGTTGTTTATCGACATGAGGCGAATTAAGGCCGTAAAAGCCTCGTAAAGGCCGTTTCTGGGCTTCTCTGCGTCTCAAGACCTCGGCAACTGCCAACATTCCCTCATAGCCTTGATTTGAAGACTCGCCGATTATTACTCTCAATGCCTTATCCTTTGGGATCTTAGCCTCTGCTGTCGGTACAAAAAGGCAAAGCATTACTAGCGACAATATGATATTCATGGTCAAGCTCTCCTTTTGCATAGCATCACATCCGCAAGTTGTCCCGCTTGTGGCGGGGTTTTAGTTGTTAAAATCAGGGGCAAGGATACCGTATCCACCCCAGTCTTTATATATCTCCAAGTTATGAGCCTGAACATATTCCGAACGGATTTTGAGAGCGTATCCCCTTGCATCATAATTCAGGAAAACAGGGACGTGTTCCTTCTGGATATTTACGAGAAGCGCATTTACTTTGTCCAGAATGACTTTCTCGTCCGTTTCCCCGTCATAATCCGTTCCATGATACGTTCCGTTGCAATAATCCAAAGCAAGCCTATGAGCCTTATTTTCTAGGCTGAAAAGCTTCTTGCTCAGGGTTATGTTGTCATACTTTGTTTTGAAAATCCTATTCAGGTTTTCCCCGTGCTTCTCTATTGCCTGATACATCTTCTCTTTTTTTGTCATTGTCTTTCCCCTTCTTTCTGCCCCATGATAGAGGCTGTTATTTTAATTCACCATTAGCGACACAATCACGCTTTAATCCGTCCGAAACATTCCACGCTATCGGGTAATCGTTTCCACGCTCAAAAGAATAGAGGTCGTTTGAGCCGTTAGCGCGTTCCTTGCCATACTTCGCAGGAATCCAGCCCTCTTTCAACATGGCATAAAGAGCGGTTTGGCGGTAACAATCACCATAACCATATTGAAATGGGCAAGCTATGGTCTTTCCGTCCTCGTTCCTTGTAACTCTAACGCTGTGATAGGTGTTGCCGTTCACTTTGTCAAACCAGCGCTTTGCTGTGGCTGTGTATTGAATCCTCATAACTCCTCCTTCGCCCTCTTGGGGCTTATTGGTTATCGTCACCATACATCATCGAAACCGGTTCTGTGCCATCAGTGGGAGTCATATGCACATTTAGCCAATGCGTTGAAACGCAATTACTGATTGCCCACTTTTTGGCCATAATCAACGCTCCACGCTTAGTAGTGCAATTACCAATATTTTCGCAAAATGCGATAGCACCAAATACAGAGACTTTATATTTTGTTTTCATGGCTCTAGTTCCCTTTCTCGGTTTGTGCGATTATTTTTTTGAGCATATCAATTTCCGCATCCGCTACTTCATAGCCATAATGCTCTGCAATAAGCGTAAACTGTTCTAGAGACTTTTTGCAAGCCTCCAGAAGCGCATCGTTAGAGGCTTTTAGTTTATCGTATCCGTTCACACAGCGGACAATCAACTCGGCGTTTGCTTCTGGATCGTTTTGACTATCAAGTAAAGCGATAGTCTTTTTCCAGTCGCTTGTTCCGATAACGAATTTTCCATCCTCAATGCTCGAGGGCGCAAAACTCCACGGCCTCGGCGTTGCTTTGTCGTTTGTCATCTTTGAACCCTCCGGTTAAAGTTTACTGAAAAGAGTTTTTGTTTTTTCCGTACCACTTGTTACGACACAACTCTAACATAACTTAATAAAAACACCAGAACTTTATATGCCAACTCCAACACCATCGACCCACTAGATATTGTGTTTTTGGCAAATTATTCCCCATAAAATATATGCAATAAAATCATTGAATAAAATCCTGCTTTATGATAGTCTCTGCGCACAAATAAAAAGTGAGGGCAGGATGATAGAATTTACCAGAACCGGGAAACCACTACGAACAAACAGAAAATGCCTTAAATGTCGTCAAGCCTGCAAACAACACGAGGATTTGACCATTATTCGATGCCCAAGCTTTGACCAAATCAAACAACCTCCCAAACGGGAAACGGATGTATAGTGGACACTTTTAAGGATTTGCCCGCCATGGAACAAAATAGTCAAGGTAATGGTAACATAGCACCCCTACCAAAAAAGAGGCTTAAATCGCTTCCTATTGCAAGGAAGAAGCCTAAACTTTCCCCCAAAGATGAAATCATAGCTATTGAGCGATCCAAAGGCGCAACTAAAACAGATGCCTATATGAAAGCTTATCCAGACTGCTCCTATGACTCTGCCCGCACACTAGCACCACAACGAATCGAGGCTAGAGGAATAGACCAAAGAGCTTTGCAACTGTTGGCAAGCCAGGGTTTAGATGAGGCGAAACTAGCAAGATCGCTGAATGAATGCGTAGACGATGAAGACAAGCGCATAAAACTGGACGCAACCAAGTTTGGACTTGGAATGATAGGCTACGGAAAGGAGCAGAAAGAGGCGAATCAGTCCTATAATCCTACTCAAATAAATATTATTATACGTCCAGCGAATACACAAGCCAATGATACCATTGAAGTTAAGGACATAAGCAATGATGCGTAGTTTAGTTTACATAACAATTATTATAGGTCGTTTGATATGCTGACGATGAGGGGGGGAGGGATGACGGGTATAGGCTTACCCCCCACCCCTACTGTTACTGTTATACACCACACACATAATCCGACCCAAAAATGAATTCACCAATTGAAGCTATAAACAATCTATTTGAACTTGGTTGGAATAATTACATGCGGCCTGTTGTTGTTTATGTTCCTATGAGTTGGAAGGAATCAATTAGTGCTGAAATTGGGAAAAGAAAGAATAGGAAAAATAAAACATTTGATGCGTTTGATTCTGAATTTGCTTTAGTGTTGATTCGGTACACAAAGAACACGTTTAAGATAGAGTTCAAAAACGATAAATGAACCTTTCCTACACAATTCCCCAGTTAAAGAAAGCCGAGCGAGATATTATTGACATCTATAAGCTAGCTGAGTTGAGGATGAAGGAGAGTTGTATTCCTTGTTCGTTGGTGCAGTTGAGGAATGCTTTTCAGGTGTTTAGGTATGCCTTTAGGGAATGGGCTTTGAGTAGGGAGGAGGGGGTGGTTTTGAGGGCGTTGATGTTGACGGATTCGAGGTCTAGGGAGGTAAGTCCATTTTTAGCGGCTGAAGGAAAAGTTGTTGTGTGCGATGATGAGGAGACTGCCGAGGCTATTGAGAGATTGTTGAGGAATGATGGATACGAAGAGCCCTAAGAAGTACCAGATTATTTATGCTGATCCTCCGTGGGCTTTTTCGGCTTGACGACAACAAATGGGACATGGAGAAGTTATGACCTTCCGAATTGAGATGATTCACGGGGATTGTTTGGTGGAGATGCCGAAGATTGCGGATAAGTCTGTGGATTTAACCGTCACTTCACCGCCCTACGATAACCTTCGGACTTACAACGGAACTCTTGATTGGGGAGAGCATATTTGGAAGCCGGTTATTCAGGAATTATTCCGTGTGACGAAGGACGGAGGTGTGGTTGTTTGGGTGGTTGGTGATGCTACAATCAAGGGGAGCGAAACAGGGACATCATTCAAACAGGCATTGTGGGCAAAGGATTGTGGATTCAATCTGCATGATACGATGATATGGAAAAAACAAAACGCACCGTTGTCCCACAACCGTTATGAGCAAGAATTTGAGTTTATGTTTATTTTTTCAAAAGGAAGACTAAAAATATTTAATGGAATAAAAGATAAAAAAAATAAGCATTTTGGATGCGTTGTTGGAGGCACAAAGCGTGATGTTGGGACGGGTGAGTTGCGTCCATTGAGTGGGCATAAAAAAGGTTCAAAAATATCTGAATATGGATTAAGAAATAATATATGGGAAATACATAATAGGGGAGAAAATAACGGACACCCGGCTATATTCCCACAACAACTTGCACACGACCACATTATCTCATGGTCAAACGAGGGAGACGTTGTATTAGACCCGTTTACGGGGAGTGGGACTACGGGAAAAATGGCGAATCAGTTAGGACGCAGGTTCATCGGCATCGAGAAAGACGAGACTTATTTCAACATCGCCAAGCAGAGAATATATGAAGAAGGTAACTAGAAAGATAGTTGTAGATGAGCGTGAGGCGACTACGGAAGGGTTGTCTGCGCCCGATGCCTTGAACTTTGAGTTGAGTGAGAGGCAGGGGATTGCCTATGGAGCCAAGGAGCAGTTTGTTTTGTATGGCGGTGCAAAGGGCGGTGGCAAGAGTTGGTTCATGTGTATTTGGGTCTTTAGTAAGGCTCTGCAAATTCCATACAACAAGATATTCTTTTGTCGCCGTCGTTCAGTTGACTTTACGAACACGACCTTGGAGACTTGGAAGAAGTGTATTCCTGCGAAGTGTTACAGAATTCACGAGCAGAAGAAAAAGATTTTCATGTTTAACGGCACGGTGATTGATTACGGTGGATTGGACGATCCCTTGCTGATTCAATCATTGAACTCGGCGGAGTATGGGAACATTGCGGTAGACCAAGCCGAGGAGATTGAGAAAGACAGTTTCGCTATGCTTAGAGGTACGCTTCGCCATAACGCCAAGACTCCAGATGACAAGTCTTTTACGCCCGATTATCAGGTGATGATGTCTGCTAACCCCGCTCAGTGCTGGCTCAAGGAAGACTTCATTCTACATCCGAAGCCGGGGTTTAAGTACATCAAAGCGTTGCCGACCGACAATCCATACCTACCGCCTTCTTATGTGCAGAATTTAAGCGAAGCGTTTCAGCATAGACCGCAACTTTTAGCCGCTTATTTGCATGGTTCTTGGGACGATTTGGCTGGGCACGACATCTGCATCCAACCGAGTGCTGTGGAGAAAGCAACTGGCAAGCAACCTATGGGCGGTGTTATTCGCCGCATTATTGTGAACGACCCCGCTCGGTTCGGAGATGACGAGAATGTTGTTTATGTGATGGCACAGACCCCGACTCATTCATTCGTTGAGAAAGAGATTATTTTGGAGCATAAGAGTACGATGGACACGGCGGGGCGTTTATCTGCCTTGAGGAAGTTGATGGGAGCACAGACCATAGCAGTCGATGTCATCGGTATCGGGGCGGGTATCGTTGACGCTTTAGGAGATTTAGGTGAGTCCGTGCTTTCCATCAACTCCTCCTCGAAGCCAACGAGCCAGACGAATGAGAAGAAGTATTACAACCTTCGGGCGCAGATGTGGATGGAGGCTGGAGATGAGTTCGGGAAAGGGTGTGTTTGTTTGGGGGATGATTATGTCCTCGGAGGACAGCTTTCGTCTGTAAAGTATAAGTTTACTGGCAATGGCAAGATTCAGGCTGAAGCAAAAGATGATATCAAGAAGCGTCTTGGGAGATCACCCGACCGAGCCGATGCTTTTGTGATGGGGCTTTATGCTCTTCGTCAAGTCAACTCATTTGCCGAAGAAAAAGAAAAAGACGAGGTCGATAGGGCCGGGCGTGGAACTCCAGTTGACTACGAAAGCGATACTTTGGTGGATGATTATTCTGGTTATAACTTATGATTAAAAGTCACTGTGATATAATATAAAGGGACGGCTTCTAGGAGAAACTTATGCCATACGATGTAAAAGACCCAGAGAATCTTGAAGACATGAAGGATGTGAAGTTGTCAGAGGACGCTTACTCCTTTGTCGAGAAATTAGCTTCTTGTGCCGTTGAAGAAAAGAATAAGCGTGGAACTTGGGAAGGACGCATTGATTCGCTGACGAAGAAACGCTATGGTATTCGGGCGAAGAAGAATTTCCCGTGGGTCGGTTCAGCAAACTTCATGCTTCCGCAAATCGACACCGACATCAACCGCCTTAAACCAGCCTACATCAACATGGCTTTCGGTGTTTCTCCTATCGTTACTTATGAGCCTTACGGCCCAGAAGACATTGAACCCTCCAAAAAGAGAGAGCAGTTGTTTGATTGGCGAATGAGAACTCAGGTGAAGTTCTTCAAGCCTTACTGCCTCGGTGTTGATTATTTGCTGAACAACGGCTTCACACTTTTCAAGACGGGTTGGAAGTTTGAGTTGGGGTATTACTGCAAAAAACTTGACTTGGCCGACTTGGATCAGAAAGTGCTTGAGGCTCTTTATATGCCAGAAGTTGATGATAACACTTTGGGGCAAATTATCGCAGAGGAAATGCTTCCAGATATGAGCCTCCAAGAAAATGTCGATGAAATTAAGAGAGTCATCGGCGAGTTCAGGAACGGCATCACGAAGTTTGAGTTCTCGTTCGTTGAGAAGGTTGAGAACCGAGTGGATGTTCAGGCAATCAATCCACGCCATGAGGTAATCTTTCCAGTTAACACCACCGACATTCAACAGGCAGATTTCATTGAGTACCGATTCACGATGACCAAAAATCAGGTGAAGAAGAATATGAAGTCTGGGAAGTTCAAGAAGTATGATGACTATGAAATTGACAAGTGGACTGGCAAGATTGACTCTGATAACTCCACCGCTGATTATTTGCGGAATTTAAGGGACGGAGTTTCGCAGTATTACGAAAAGGATGAGGGCGAGATTCTTCTGTGCGAGGTTGACAGTTGGTACGATGTCAACAATGACGGCATTGATGAACGAGTAAGAATTTGCTATCCGTACCAGAATCCTCGGAGCATTCTTTTCTTCATCGAGAACCCATACGACCACGGGCAGTTCCCTTACGTTGTTATTCGCCGTGAGATGAACGATGCCGAGATTATTTCTAGCCGTGGCATTGCACAATTAGATGATGACTTTCAGACTGGTATTTCAACGCTCTTTAACCAAGACATTGATGCTGGGACAATCGCAACGACTCCGACTGTGGTAGCACGTAAGAACTCAGTCAAGAACTTGCGAAACCTCCGTTATGTGCCGGGGCAGGTAGTCGAGACGGAGAACGGGGCCGCCGACTATCAGGTTACTCAGAACCCCAACCTTGGACAGTCGGCCCGTTTCGCAAATATGCAGTATTTGAAGGCGTGGGCAAATGACAGAGTGGGGAATGCTCAGTCTGCCATTTCTTCAAGCAATAACACTCCTGGTGCTTCGCAGATTGGGACTAAGACCGCTCGTGAAGTGGCGATGATTGGTGCGATGTCTGCCCAAAACACTGCAATGGATTTATTGGTGTTTCAGTATCAAATGCAAGATTTGTACTACCAGATTGATTCGCTCTATTATCAGTTTGGTGATGAGGTTGAGGAGTTGGCAATCACTGGGCAACCGCCCGTCCGTATTACTCGTCAGGAGATTCGTGGGAAGTTCAACATCATTCCTAATGGCAAGGTCAATGACGCTGATCCTGTGGCTCGTACCAATCAAGCGCAGACTTTGTTTCAGATGTTGGTGAACGACCCTTTTATCCGCCAAGATGCGCTTCGCAAACTGTTCCTTGACAGTATGGATACCAAAGTGAGCCAGCTCTTAATCAAGACTCCTGAAGAAATGCAACAGGCGATGATGAGTCAAACGATGGCAGAGAATGACAAGCTGAAGGTCGCTTTGAATATGCAGAAGGCGAAGAACTTGCTTGAGGTTGAGAAGGCGGCGATGTTAACGCCTATTGAAGGACGAAAATATGCTTCTGAATAGCCTCCCTCTTAGCGGAAGTTCTTCTGCGATGGAGCGGGCGGCTATGATTCAAACGCTCCAGAAGCGTGCGCTCATTGAAAAGATGAAGAATTTGACGATGGGGATTTCGGATGCTTCACCGAAACCGTTGATTAACCCACCCGCCCCAGATTGGATGAAGGATAGGACGAGCGTTACTCCCATTCAGGATGTTACGCCGAGACCATTGATAAATCCCCCAGCTCCAGATTGGATGAGGAGAGGATTGCAAGGAGACCCGATTGAAGTGGTGGCTCCGAAACCGTTAATCAATCCTCCTGCTCCAGATGAGTTGAAGTTGAGGCCGTTGTTTTCTGAAGACGATATGTATGTTTATCATGGAACTGATAAAGATATCGTTGGAGAACTAAAACCTTCTATGGATTACGATTCGTTTCATAGTGGGATATCAGTTACAAAAGATAAATCTCTTGCTGAAACATATGGGAAAAATGTTCATAAAGTTTTAGTTTCTCCGAAAGCAAAAATTATTAAGTTTAATGACCTTGAAGATAAGCTGATAGAACTAGGGACTTCATGGGAAGATGTTTCCATGCGGAAGCTAAATAAACTTCTCAAGGATGAGAAAATTGACGGAATAGATTATGAATCGAGCGGTTATTTGAGCGAATACGGGATAAGGATTACAAACCCTAAAATGCTTAAAATTGTAAAAGAAAAAAAATAATGGCTAAAGGCAAAAAGAAAGTTCTTTCAGAAGAAGTAAAACGCTCTAAACCTACACACTCATCCGTAGTCATAGAGGAACGGCTCGCTGGCTGTGGACGGCACGAACCTGAACACATCATCTATGTCGGCGAGTTAGTGGAGGGTGCGATTAAGAGCGAGTTTGGGGCGATTCTAAAGGCTTTAACCGCGGGGCGGGTAAGCACTGAACTGAACGCCAACAAGAACGGGCAACTCTCAAGTGAGCGAGTTCTTGGCAGGATTGAAATGGCAAACAATTTATGGGATGACTTGGAGCAGTTCGTTTTAGACAAGGACAAACTCCAAGCACCACTACAGGGGGAAGACGATGGGATGCAAGAAACGGAAACCCCGTAAATAATTTTTGGTCACGACGAGCCTCACCTCGTTAAACTGTGCGCCTCTCATGGCGTTAAACTGTGAATTGTGACCGAGCCTTCTTCGTGGGCTTAAACACGATGACGAACAAAGGAGCAACTTAATGTCACCAGTAATTCAAAATAACGAACAACCCAATCAAGAGGAAATCGACGCAGTCAGCAAAAGTGTCGCTGATAACATTCTAAACAGCTTCGATTTGCCAACTTCGGTTCAGCAGTCAGTAGATAGTAAAATCGAGGAAGAAGCGAAGCCTAAGGTTGAAGAGGAAGTCGAGGAGAAGGAAGAAGAAGCGGAACTGCCTGAATCTTTGGAATCCAAGGAAGAAGTTAAAGAGGAAAAAGAGGAAGCCAAAGATGAAGAGAAAGACGAGGAACTGATTCCGAAGTCAACTTTCCAGAAACGCTTGGACGAGATGACAAGGGAGAAACGGTTACTTGAGATGCGCCTTAAAGCTTTAGAAGAGAAGGCGGTCAATAGTCAACCCGTAGACGAAGACCTCGTTAAGTTGGAGAAGATGGGAGAAGCCGAACTGGAGAACCTGAAACGGCAGACACGAATCGCCCAACTCAAGAACGCTTCTGATGATTCTATGGTTGCCAAGCTTATGGAACTAGAGGACAAGATTGATAAAACCTTGAGGACTGCTCCAGAGCGGTTTGCAAAGAATCAAGTCCAGCAGTTCAATGAGGCGGTTACCATGACTTCTCAGGAAATTCCTGAATTCAACAAGGTTAGTAAGGATGTATTCGCATTGGCAAAACAGATTTACGAGACGGCTCCAGAGCTTCACAAGTCCGTTTCGGGGCAGGCACGAGCTTGGAATCTTGCGGTTCAACATTACAAAATTATGCAAGAAGCGAATGTCGGCAAATCGAAGGTAGCTGAGCTTGACCGTCAAGTCAATACGCTCAAGAAAAAAGTATCCGTTGATGGAGTTTCTCGGAAGGCTTCGCAGGAACCTGATAGTTCTGTGAAGTTATTCAAGAGAGCCAAAGACGGTGCAATCAGAGATAAGTTGGAGTTTTTCAAGAAGACGCTGAATACTGATTCACAGGTCGAGAGTTTCCTTGATAGGGTTTAAAGGAGATTCAAAATGGCTAGTTATGTAACAAGTTACAGTGCAGTAGGGAATCGTGAAGGGTTGACCTCGCAGGTCGCTGACCTCTTTGCGGATGAAGTACCGTTTTTTGCGATGTGCGAGAAAGTGAAGTGCGGTTCTACGAAACCTGAATGGCAGAGTGATGCTCTTGCGTCCGCTTCTGCTACTGGTATCGTGGAAGGTGCTGACCTTTCTTACAGCGCACCGACGGCTCGTACCCGTGTCAGCAACTACACCATGATCCGTTTGCGGAACTATTCTGTTTCGTTTACGCAGATGGCTGTGGATATTGCTGGTATCAAGGATGAGTTTGCTCGTCAAGTGATGAAGGCTCTTAAAGCCCTCGCCACCGACTACGACAAAATCTTCCTCGCTACGGGTAATGCGTCGGCTGGAACTTCAGCTATCGCTCGTCAGGCGAAGGGTATCCAGAAAGCCATCACTAGTAACTCGGCGACGGCTTCCGCTGGTGCTTCTGCGGCGGCGACCTCCCAGCTCACGGAAGATGCGGTGAATGTAATCCTCCGCAAAATCTGGACGGCTGGTGGTGACCCTCGTGCTCTTTTCTGCGGTGGGCATCAGAAGATGGTCATCAGCAAGAAATTCACTGCCAAGACTGGATTTTCTTGGAATGTGAATGCGTCGGCTCGTGTTGCGATTGCGAACGTGAATAAGTATGAGGGTTCTTTCGGGACTCTCGACATTATTCCTGATCGTCAGCACATGACGAAGCGTGTCACGATTGTTACGCCTGAACAGCTCAAGGTATTCGTTCTGCGTGACATGAAGCAGTACAAGGGTGCGCCCACGGCTTCTGGCGAAAAAGGCTGGGTCGAGGCGGAGTTGTCCCTTGGTTGGGGCAATGAAAAAGCGCATGGCAAACTGTTCGGTTGCACGGACAGCGGAGCTATTGCGTAATAGCAATATGGTCGGGAGGGGGTTGGGAAACCAGCCCTCTCCTGCCACTAAAAGGAGTAACGAGTGGACGGGAATCCCTCAGAAAACGCCTTCAGAGAAAAAGTATTTAACGAGACTTCGGAGCAACACAAGAACCTCGCCAAGACGAACCCCGAAGAGTTCATCCGAGAAGTCCACCGCAAGTTCTGCCAAAAGAAGCTAGAAGAGTTTCCTCGTATGTGCGAGATAGCGAGGGTTCAGAATATGCTCAAATGGCAACAGCTTCGTGAGACTGGCTACAAAGGAAAGTACACCGACACCTACGGCTGGTCAGAAAATCATGAAATGAAGTTTCAGTTTGAGATTCCCCAAGAACTTTATCACTTTATGCAAAACCTAGTCTTTGATGGATTTTGGGAGACACACAACAAGAGGATTGCGGATAAGTTTATGAACCGTCTCTGCAAAGGCGAAGACCCCAACCAACTGCTCGTGTGGGTTCGCTCACATTATGGGCGTGAGATGGGCAAAGTCACGAGCCACGGGATGTGATATGGGACAGACACTTGTTTCTTTAGCTGATAAGAAGTTGGAAGGGCAACCCATCTTTGATAAGAGAATGGTGGTTGAGGTTGCTGAGTCGTTCCATTTCCATTACCGCAATTTAAGGATTGTTCTTTCACAAGCGGATTGGGAATCCTTCGGCAAGGGTGTCGCAGACGCTTGGAAGCGGTGGTTGGATCGTGGAAAGCCGGAAGCCAAGAAAGGGCAACACATTGAACTATGTCGTAAGGAAGTTGCTTCCTCACCAATTGACAATGATTTCTGCAAGGTCAATCTAAATAAGAACCTCTATGCGGAGAATGAAGGGAGAATCTTCGCAGAAGGTGCGGAATTTAGTGACGAGACATATCTTCATGTTAAAGTGCGTGATATTAGATTGGAATTTTCAAAAGAAGAATTTAAGATTTTTTCAGATGCTATTTGCGAAGCAAGAGAGACGCTGTTTTAGGTAAAATTATGCCAATGGGTTTCAGAAAAGACGGAACAAAGCTTGGTTTTCAGAAAGGTCACAAGATTAATTCTGGAAAGAATAGTCCTTGGTTTGGAAAGAACGGGAAAGAAGCATTTAATTATAAACATGGAAAAACATTAGAAAAATATCACTGTATTGATTGCGGGAAAAAAGTTTCTACTTTTACAGTAAAAAGATGTTGTCGTTGCGCTGGTGTTGAAAGGATGAAGAGATTCAAAAATCCAATGACAGGAAGATGCGGAGAATCAAATCCAAATTGGAGGGGTGGGAAACCAAAATGTATTGATTGTGGAAAGGAATTGTCTAGCAGGGGAAGTATTAATGAAAGATATAAGAGATGCACGAAGTGTAAATCAAAACTTGAAAATAATTCAAATTGGATTGGTGGTATTTCTTTTGAACCATATCCTCTTGGTTGGAACAAAACATTTAAGGAACAAATAAGAAACAGGGACGGATATAAATGTCAGATTTGCGGAGTCCATGAGGTTGATTGTTTTAGAAAGTTAGATGTTCACCATATCAACTATAACAAAAAAGATTTGTCATTAAAAAATTTAGTATCTCTTTGTCAGAGATGTCATGCAAAAACAAACTATGGAAGACCATTTTGGCTTGGATATTTCGATAAAAAACTACAAGTAGGTGGGGCCGCAGATGCCATTTAAGGTAGAAATTTTATGTCCATGCTTTAAGCGTCCAGAGTACACCTACCAGTGCATCAAAGCCTTAGAGGAGGCACAAACCTATGACAACACTCTTTTTCACCTTTGGGATGACTGCTCTTGCGATGGTACTGATAGAATTCTTCAAGCGTCTTCGCTGAATAAGCGGGTGGTGGTGAATGAGGAGAATCGTGGGCTTCGCAATATTCTCATCAATTTCCTTGAGATGGTCGGGAAGGACACGGAATTCATCACTGTGGTCGGAAACGACTGTCTCATGCCGAAGAATTGGATGAATGATATGCTGGCTGTGTTTTCTAAATCCGATGCCGATATTCTCAGCCCCGATGTTAACCCTTCCCACGCCGCTTTAAAGCTTGGAAGACCAGACGAAGGGCAAGGTTATATGCCGTCTGATTATGTCGGTGGACTTTGGTTTATGAAGCGGTCAATGATTGATGGGATGGAGTTTACGAGGTATCCAAACCTAAAAGGAATAAACGGGGCATTTGAGATTTTAAAGCAAATCATTATAGACAAAGAGCCGAAGATTGGGTGGGTTCCTTCGGTGGTGGTTGAGGATATTGGACATTGGAGCGGAACGCATCCGCTTTGCATTAAAACTCAAGAGCATAAAGATTACTATGCACAAGTCAATCGGAGGACAAGTTGGTGAGAAGCTCAATAATCGGATTGGGGGAAGTTGGGGCAGGTCTTTTTGCAATCTTGAAGAACCACTACGACATTCAGTGGTTTGAAAAACATTCTGATCCGCATTACGGAACTGAAATCATGCACATTTGCATCCCATGGTCGGAGGAGTTCTACGCAATCGTCAAACAATATGTCTCCGTTCAACAACCAACTTATCTTGTTGTTCATTCTTCTGTTCCTGTTAGAACTTGCGAGGAGTTGTCAAAACTTACAGGGATTACTGTATTCCATTCACCGATAAGAGGACAACACCCGGATATGACTGGTGGAATCCTGAATTATGTAAAGTATGTCGGCTCTGATTTGCAGGATACTGTCATAAATGAACAGGTTTGTGCATATTTTGAGAAGGCTGGAATTAAAACAAAACTCATCAAAGGAACTAAAACAACCGAGCTTGCCAAGTTGCTTGAACTTTGTCGCTATGGAACATACATCGCATTTGCCAAAGAGCAGGAAGGAATCTGCAAACACTTTGGTGTCGATTATAAGACCGCAGTTAATGATTATGAGCAGACAAGGTCTATTGGGTTAGCCAATATCAATCGTTCTGACCTTTGCCAGCCAATACTTTATCCGTTCAAGGACTATGTCGGTGGGCATTGCACGGTCGAGGATATGGAGATTCTTCTTGAGCAATACGAAACACCCCTTCTTCGCAAAGCATACGATATTGATAAATCAACAAAAATATGGGGAAATTGCAATATCTACAAGACCGCTAAAATAGGAAAGGGATGTTCCATTGGAAGCTACTGTGAAATCGGAAATAAGGTCGTTATTGGCAATAACGTCAGAATCGGAGCTTTCTGTTTCATCCCAGAAGGAGTTACTATTGAAGATGATTCTTTTATTGCCCCAAGGGTTAGTTTTTCAAACGATAAGAGACCTCCTAGCGGAAAGGAAAACTGGGGAAAAATCCTCGTCAAAAAAGGTGCGGCGATAGGGATGGGAGCCATCATCTTGCCGGGCGTTACCATTGGAGAAAAGGCGATTGTTGGGGCGGGAGCAGTGGTGAGCAAGGATGTGCCTGCGGGAGAAAAATGGTACGGTGTCCCCGCAATGCCTCACGGGAAGAGGTATGAGTGAAGATACTTGCTGTATCAGCCCATACGGACGATTACGAGTTTGCCTGTGGTGGGTCATTAAGCCGATGGATAAGGGAAGGAGCTAAAGTTTATGGTGTGTCATTTTCGTGCGGGTCGGCTGACAAACAAGAGTTTATCAAAGCGAATGAAGAACTCGGAATTGAAAGCACAGAACTCCACGAGTTGCCGACAAGAGAGTTCAAGACCTACAGGCAAGTTGTCCTTGAACACCTTGTGCGTCTTGAACGGCAAGTGTCTCCAGACCTCGTTCTCATCCCAGCCACAACCGATACGCACCAAGACCATGAGGTGATCCGTGAAGAAGGATTCAGAGCTTTCAAACGCCATTCCATCCTCGGATATGAGATGCCTCAGAACAATCTCATTTTCCAAACCAACTGCTTCGTCGAGTTGCAACCAGTGGACATTGACAAAAAAATCAAGGCACTTGGATGCTACCTGTCTCAAAGAAACCGCCCTTATGCGAATGAAGAATTTATACGGTCGCTCGCACTCGTGCGGGGAATGCAAGCTGGCAAAAAGTATGCGGAAGCGTTTGAAATGATTAGGTGGATGATATGAAGCTAGCCGCACACCAATGCAACGCCATTCCGTGGCTCCACTTCTTCAAAAAGATGCAAGAAGCCGATAAGTTCGTTCTTATGCGTTATGTGCAGTTTGAGAAGAACGGGTGGACGAATCGCTTCAAGTGGAAGGATAAGTGGTACACCATTCCAGTTAAGGGCGGTATGTCGATGATTGCCGACAAGATGTGTATGAACGGACATAGATTGGAGGAAATTACAGTCCCTCTCATTATTGGCTTCGCTCGGTTGCTTGGGATTGACACGAGCAAGATTGTGTTTGATGAGGCGACCATTGAAACAGGGACTGACCGCATCATTGATTACTGCCGTAAGTTTGAGTGTGACGAATACCTCACCAATCCTTCGGCAGAAGAGAAGTACCTTGATGTGAATAGGATGGAAGACTCTGGTATAAAGGTAATCCCATTCGTTACTTCCAATGAATACAAAATCAGTCTCTTTGAAGCCTTGGAGAAATGGGGCATCGAGGGAACTACCAAAATGTTGAGGAAAGAATGGAAACGCTGAAAGACTTCTTCGACCGCCTCCACGCCGTTGATTTCCACTATGTCGTGCTACGCAACTGGGAGAATCTTCCTAATGATGTTTGTCTTGGAGCGCATTCGGATTTAGACATATATGTGTACGATTTTGAACATTTTTGTGAGGTAATTCCTACAGCTAAAGCGGAGTATCCTTATCCAAGAGTTCGTATGAAGATTCCAATTGGCGACTCATTCTTCTACTGTGATGTCAGGCACATAGGGGACGGGTACTATCCTGACGATTTCGGCAGGGCGATGCTTGTGTCAAGGGAGTGGAACCAAAACGGTTTCTGGACTCCCGATCCCGTCCACCACAGGCTCGCCCTTGCCGCACACTGTTGTCATCATAAAAATATGATTTCAGATAATTATAGACGCTATCTTGGTGATGTTAATGTTGAAGAATTATTGGAGGCTCTCAAGGAATCCTCAATCGGCTGGACTGAACCCAAAGACCCTTCAGTGGGACGCTTTAATCCTTATTGGAAGGGTGCAACTTCCGTAGTTGAGAAGAAGGATGGGCGAGTATTCAAGCGTCAGGTTGGGTGGACTAAATATAACCTCATTCCGAATGAGTGGGCAATCCTTTCGCAGGTTCATTCTGTCCACTTTCCAAAGGTCTATTCTCTGCGAGATGGAGTCCTTGAGATGGAGGATTGCGGAGTATCACTTTTAAGTGATATTCCTAAAAACTGGGAAGAACAACTCGATGAGATTCTTGAAGACTTGGAGTTAAACGAGGTTGAGCATCGTGATATTCGCCTCGATAATTTGATGGTCAAGGATGGGGTAATAAAGCTGATTGACTTTGGGTGGGCGAAATTCAAAGACCAAGAGGACGAGATTGAACCGCCTAGTTGCCTCGGAATTCCAAACAAACCATCAAAGGGTTGGGATGATAGCTACTCAATTCGTTCAGTAAGTAAACAAATCACCTACGCATTGGAGGAAAAAAATGAGGTTATTTAGTTGTCAGCGAGATCAGTCGGCGTGTAACTACTACAGAATCCTTTCCCCTTTGGCGATGCTTGCCGATAAAGGAATGGCTGAAGTTTCGCTGATGTACGACTTCCAACTAAGCACCCCTTCTGCTCTTGAATCTGCTATTTGGGCGGATATGACGGTGATGCACCGACCAGCATCGGAGGAGTGGTTCAAGTTCATTAAGCTAATGCAGAAGAATGGGAAGTTCTTCGTTGCCGATTATGACGATAATCCGTTTAAGACATCTCCGCTTACACCCTACTATCAGTTCCTAGGCGTTGAGAATGTCGAGTATCAGTGGCCGGACGGAAAGAAGGAATGGCTATGGCACGAGGATATGGTGTCTTCTAGCGGAAAGAAAATCTTCAACATTGAGAAGAACATTCACTATCTTGAAACCTTCAGAGCGAACTTCCGCAAGGCTGATATGGTCACCACCACTACGGAAGAACTTGCCGAAGAGTTCCGAAAGATTAACCCAAATACGGTAGTGCTTCCTAACCTAATCTCTCCGCAGTGGTTCCCTCCAATCCCAGAGATGAATAAGAAGGAAGTAAGAATCGTGTGGCAGGGGGCCGCGGGTCACTACGAAGATTTGTTCTTCATCCACCCCGTGATTATGCGAATTCTTGAGAAGCACGACAATGTGAAGTTTGTGTTCTTTGGGGATTATCGTTTTAAGAAGCTGTTCGACAAGTGCGATCAGTCAAAGATTGAGTTCCACAATTGGGTTAGCTTGGATGCTTACCCCTATAAGCTATCTCTCTTGAATGGTGATATCGGGCTTTGTCCTTTAGTTGACAATGAGTTTAACCGCTCCAAATCGGCAATCAAGTGGATGGAATACTCGATGGTCGGGATGGCAACTATAGCCGCCAATATCCCTCCATACTCAAAAGTGATTAGCAACGGAAACACTGGTATCCTATGTAACGAGAACGAGCAAGAGTGGGAAGACGCTCTCGACAAACTCATCAAAGATAAGGCACATCGGTGGGCGATTTCGTGTCAGGCTAAAGACGATGTTTTAGCTAACCATAATCTTGAGAAAAAACTGCATCTTTGGTTAAACGCTTACGAGTCCGTTCTAAATCCAAAAGGCAGTGTGATATAATATATTGGGACGGATATTGGGGAGAAAACTATGGGTTTCACTTTCTTAGAGCAACAGTCAAAATTGTCCGTTCTGCTTCAGGACTCAAATACTGGAGCCGATGACGCTTGGCCTTTGGCGATTCGTAAGTCGGAGTTGAATAGGGGCGAGATTCAGTTCTGCAAGGATTCAAAGTTAATCCGAAACAAAGCCACTGGTACTCTGGATGCCACTAACAAGGTGGCACTTCCCACTGATTTCCTTGAGATTGTGTCATTGATTGTCTCAAATTATGTCCTAAACAAGGACAGGGAAATCTCTATCGCTGATTATGATAGGTGGTATTCCTATGGTGGGACTTATCCACTCTACTACCTCTCTCAAGAATCTGGAACTCGCTACATCAACTTCATTGGCTCAGTTACAGGAGTCGGTTATACGCTTCATTACATAGCCAAGCCCTCTACCGCTTTATCTGTTGATGCGGATGAGAGCATTATCCCCGATGAGTTCCGTGAAGCCAGCGTTTATTACGCCGCCGCTCAGTTGCTTCAGCAGGTCGGAAAGTCGGAATACGCCGACCGCTACTTAGCCATTTATACAAGGCTTGTAAAGGACGGTCAATCGCAAGCTGAATCACTTTATATGACAAAGCAGTACGCCAACCCCGATACCAACACGATTGACGCTGGTGTGAATGACTGTCAGGGGCAAGGCTACGACTACGGGGGATAAATGGCTGTAACCAACGAACCAACCCTTAATCGGTTACATGACTTAGAACTATCGCTAGAACTCCTCTCCTTCGCTGGTGGAGAGAACACGATTTCAGAAGATCATGTCTGTAAGGCGGATGAGGCGAGAACTTTGCAGAACTGGGATTCAACCTCATTGGGAGGAATGATTCGCTCCAAGGGTTTCAAGGAGGTTGCAACTGGTGGAGTTGGATATTCAGGGCCATTAGACCTTCTCATTCAGCACAAAGATACTGGAGGGTCTGAAACTTATGGAGTTGTTGATGGGGACTTGGTGTATGTGAATGGAACTTCCTTAACGCAGACTGATGCTTCCGCTTTCACCGAGGATGTTCTCTGCCACGCAGTGTCAGCTGGCTCAAAGCTTTGGATTACAAACTCAACGGATAATCTGAAGTATAAAACGGTCGCAGGTGCAATCACTGTTCCAACAACAACCCCGACAACGGCTTGTGCAAGAATCTATAACCACAAGAACCGCCTAATTGCTGAAGGGTCTACTTCCCAACCGCAGAGGATTTACGGCTCACGCACTGGGACTGGGAACTGGACTGCCGCTGATGGATGGACTCTTTCCAATGACGCTTGGTCGATTGATTTGCCTGGGTCAACCACAGGCTTAGCACCAGACTTTCCTTCAGGGAATGAAGTATTGGCGTTCACGGAAAGAAACACTTATGCAATTTATAATTTTCCGAACACAGCCTTTAGACCTCTTGGCGCTTCTGCCCGAGGATGTTCCGCCCCCTATTCAATTGCTAAAGGGGATGAGGGAATCTATTTTGTTTCAAAGTATCCAACCCTAGGAGTCTTTGTTTTCGACGGCATCAACTTTGTAGAACTTACATCGCTCAACCACGATGTCTTCGTGGACAAGATTGACTTCGATTACAGAATATTCGGGATTTACCGCAATCGTTGTTACTATCTTTTCTACACCGAAGCTAATTCAGGGGCATCCACTCCTAATCGCCTAAGAATCTATGATGCAGAGTTTAAGCGGTGGATGGAGCGACCAATCAACGATGATGTCGCTGATTACTTCGGGTATCCGGCGGTTCTGACCTATTCAAATAATGAGTTATATGTAGGCTCTTCTACAAAAGATTCAGTCTATGAGATTGAGACGAATGATAACTCGGATAATGGTTACGACACAGAAGCTGTTTATACAACGAAGAACTTCTCAAGCCGTGATTTTGCGGTTGCTTCGGGTGGTCAGTTCCCCATAGACGATGTTCGCATTAAACTGACGAAGCTAGCGATTACTTATAACGGAACTGCTGGGTTATTGGGCTTCTACTGGTCTGCGGATCGTGGTCTTCATACTGGCTCAAGGACATTTGACTTGACGAGTTCTGGTGGAGATTTACTGAACTCGACCTTTATAGTCAATACTTCCTCTATCGTTTCAGCACCGCCTGACAAATCAGTAGTTGTATCATTTCCAAATTCAGCAGTAGGAAAACGATTTTATTTCACATTCACCAACAACGGCGACTCTGCAAGACCAGAAATCAAGAAGGTCAAAATCAGTGCCATCGCCATTGGGGAACCATAAGGAGAACACACGATGGCATGGCCCGCTTTAGTTGCAAGAACGAAAAACTGGGGAACCGAAGTATTAACCGACTCTGACTTGGAAGGTCAGTATGATGTAATCATCAACTACATCAATGACATGATGGACTCTTCCACGGGGCATAAGCACGACGCTACGACTGCTGAAGGCCCGAAGATTCTCGTTAGTAATTTGACGCTTACTAGCGGAGTCTCTGGAGATTATGTCCTTCATAACGGCACTAACTTGGTGAGGGCTGAGTCCACCGGGACGCTGAACTATCACATTGACGGTTCGGGTGCTGTGATTGCTACAGGGATTCAAGGAGACATCAGGATTCCTTTTGGATGCACAATCACTGGAGCTTATCTCCTAGCTGATCAAACAGGTTCTATCGTCATTGATTTATGGAAAGATACTTATGCGAATTTCCCACCGACCGTCGCTGACACGATTACGGCGAGTGCGAAGCCGACCATATCAAGTGACGTGAAAGCATCTGATACGACTCTGACGGGGTGGACTACTACCGTTACTGCTGGAGATATTATCCGCATAAATGTGGACAGTTGCACGACGATTCAGAGGTGTCTTTTGGTTCTAACCTTTAAGAGGACTGCTTAATGGCGAGTAAGAATTTCTATACCATAGACAGTTACGACAAGCTCTTTGCGAAGTGCGACGGAACCACTACGACCTTCGTAGACTCCTCTACCGCCAACCCAAAAACCATCACAGCCAACGGGAACGCCACGCAACTCTCCATTCACGCCGACTTTGCAGGCAAACGCACCGCTGGATTCTTCAACGGGACGACGGATGATGTTCGCATTGGGGATTCGGCGGATTGGGATTTTGATGGTGATTTTGAAATACAACTGTATATAAACTTTTTATCGTTGCCATCTTCTGGTACGATTCTTGAAATGGGACAGAACGCTGGTTCAAAAGGAATAACAATTTATTACGCTTCTGGCTCTGGATGGATTATCTATTTTAACGGAACGAATCCAGAAGGCGGTTATATTGCTCATACACCATCTCTAAATACTTGGTATAAATTAAAAGTAAATCGTGTTTCTGGTGTAGCAAAGTTTTTTATTGACGATGTCCAGAAAGGAAGTTCTTGGAACTACGCAACTGCCATTGATTCTTCAACTCAGGGTATTTGCTTAGGTTCAAGATTTGCGGCTGGTTCTTCTTTCGTTAATTGCTGGCTCAAAAACCTCACCATCACAAAAGCAGGAACCACCGTCCTCGACATGAAGTTCGACAATCCTGCGACCTCTCCGCTCGGCCCTGCGATTTACTTCGATGGGACGGGGGATTATTTGAGTCTCGCAAACTCAACTGACTGGAATTTCGGGACTGGTGATTTTACGATTGAAGGATCGTTTTGGCTTTCTTCTTCATCGACCCAGCAAGTTCTCTGGGATAGGGGAGCAACGGCAGGAAGTTATGCGGTGCTTCAATCCTCTGGAGATGAAATGAATGTTGTTTTAGAAAGTACTGGAAAGTCATTTTATCCAATAAGCACATCTTACGGACAGGCAATTCAATCAAATCGCTGGTATCACTTTGCGTGGTCAAGAGCCTCTGGAACGCTTCGGTTCTTTGTGAATGGTGTACCTATCGGAGCAGGAATTGCTTCTTCAGAAAACATAACAGATACATCCGCATTTTTGATTGGGTCGAATGTCGCTGTAAATTTACCTATGACAGGATTCATTCGTGAATTTCGCATCTCCAATGTCGCCCGCTACACCTCTGCCTTCACCCCCTCCCAAACAGGCTTCACGGTAGACAGCAATACGAAGCTCTACATCAAGGGGGATGAGAATAATGGTAGTGGGCAGACAATCGTTCCAGTAATGACTGCTGATAATGCCCCATCTCCTTACGTTGCTTCTGCTTCTTCTACTTACAGCGGTTCATATCCTGCTTATGCGGCATTTGATGGAAACGCAGCAACAAGATGGGCTACTCCATCTGGAACTCATACGGGATGGCTAAAGATTGATATTGGAACTGCGAAGGCTATTACGGGATATAGAATTTTGTCTTACAGTAGTCAATCTCCAACAGATTGGACGGTTCAAGGTTCAAATAATGACTCTACTTGGACAACGCTTGACACAAGAACTGGTCAACAGCCAACAACACTTACGACTTTTAGTTTCACGAATAGTACGGCTTATCGTTACTACAAACTTGACATTACCGCGTGTTATGGAACGGATGATTTAATTGGTATAGTTCAGTTTGAACCAATTGAATCCATTGTTGATTCTGAAACGTCACCTAAACAAATCAGTATTTTTGGCGACACCAAAATAAAATACACCGAAGACTACCGCTCCTGCATCTTCAAGGACGACGCAAGCACTGCTCCAATAATTGAAACTGAGTTAGTGACTAATGGAACAGATTGGACTGGAGCATCTGGAACGACCCCACCGGACAACTGGTCAAAATACGTAGGGTCGGTCAATGATACATACGATATTGATTCTGGAACTCTGAAACTTACAACCGTAGATGTTGCTTCCAGCATTGAACAAGTAATTACTACAGTTGTTGGTCAGAAATATTTATTTTCTGTTCTTTTGAAAAATGGAGACCTTGGAAGCGGTGTCCGAATCATGGTCGGGACATCAGCTTTTGGTGGACAATATTTGAATGAAACAGAATCTGGTACAAGTGCATTTACGGAGCATAAAATAATTTTTACAGCAACCACCACAACGACATATATAGATATCACAGCCGTTGCTTCTGCTGGAAATCAATACGGATGGTGCGATACTTGCTCCATGAAAGCTGTTACGCATTATCCGTATCCCGTTGGCTCGGCAAAAGTGGACTTCTTCTCTGCGTTTGGGAGTGGGGTTGGGTATTTTGATGGGACGAATTCATATCTATCCACACCAAACGATGATGATTTCAAGTTTGGAACTGGTGATTTTGATGTTGAGGGGTATTATAGGATTGGAACTGGAGAAACAACTTGTTCTCTTCTTGATATGGCGGTTCACACTGGAGGGGGTTGGGGTGTTTATCTTAACGGAGATAAGAAATACCGAATTGTAGATTGGCAAACAGATGTTAATGGAACTGTTATTTCTTCCCCAGTAATTCTTGAAAACACTTGGAACCATTTCGCAATGGCAAGAAGTTCTGGTGTAACAAAATTCTTTCATAATGGAACTGAACTTCAGAGCAAAGCGGATACTGCTGATTATCAGCAAACAAGAGATGTTCGTGCTGGTGTGTGGTATTACACATTCAACGGCACAAACTATGACTTTCTACTTGGTCTAATGGACAACATCCGCATCTCCAAAGGCGTGGCGAGGTATACGGAGACTTTTAATCCGCCTAAACAAAAACTTAGTGTCAACAAAGTAATGTTCTTTATTTAGGAGCAACTATGGGAATATCACAAGACAGCAAGAAGGCGATCCGTTGGGAGATTGAGAAGCTCTCTCAGTTAAAGAAGCGTATTAAGGCGAAGAAAGATGTAATGAAGGCGAATGTTGACTCTTTAAACGCTCAAATTGATTCTGTTACTGCTTCGATTGCGAAGTTGGAGTCAGACTTAAATGGCTGATGGTTATGTTCCTTTAACTCCTCAATCTCTGACGGTCATTGACGGTTTAAATGAGCTGAACAGGATGCTTCGTGAACTTTATGAGAACATAGCTGGAGACGGAATTACTACAAAAGTGCTTACTGGAACTGGAGTTCCAACGATTGGAGCTGGGGAAGGTTCATTGTTTATCAGAACGGATAGCGGGAAGCTCTACCAAATGAGGAGTTCTGTGTGGACAGAGGTTTGATTGAGAAGGCTTTGAAGCATCGGTGCATGAAGATGATTGAGAAGACAAATGTCTGCCCTGACACTCCTAGGAGCGAGATGGCTCAAGTGGTGGGATATTCACACGATCACGGATACCTTTATACGAACCGCAAAGCCAACGCCTTTGTATGCGGTTACAGAATCCCTGAGCTTAATGATAAGTGGAAGACCACGATTCCTGAGAAGGAACAAGGCTCAATCTTCTTCGTGAACTTTGCCGTTTCAGAAGAACCGAATAGATGGACGCTACTTCGGATGCTTCGTGAGTATTTGAAAGCTAACCCCGATGTCAAGGAGCTATGCTACTACAGGCGGAACTCCGACACGGACTTTAAACGAATCATCGTCAGGAGGAGTAATTATGAGTAAGAAGAAGAGTTCAATTCCAGAAGCACCGAAGTGGCAACCAGACCCGAATGTTGGATGGAGTCAGGATAGACTTAAAGAGCAGTATGGTTATCTTATGAAAGGGCTTACTACTGAGGGTGGTTCTTTGAGCGGACTTCTCGGTGATGCTGTTAATATCAGCCCAGAAGTCAGCCGACTTTCGATGCAGTATGCTCAGTCGCAACTAGACCCAGCATACCGCCAACGGCGTCAGGACTTGATTAACACGCTTGAGGCGAATAATCAGTTGACTGGTTCAACCACTGCTTCTTCACTTGGAAACCTTGAAGCCGACTATATGAGTTCTCTGACTGGGATGCAAGCACAGTATGGGTTAGCTGATGTCGAGAGAGCATTAAACAACAGGGTTCAGCTTTACACTACAGGCCTTAATGTCGGTCAGAATGTAGGACAGGCTGGTCTTCAGAACCAACAGCAGATGAATCAGTTTGCCCTCGCCAACTACGAGAACCAGGTTGCTGCGGCGATGATGAATCAGAAAGATTCTGGACTTCTCGGAGGTTTAATGGGGGGAACTGGAGGGGCTTTACTTGGTGCCGGACTTGGTGCTTTATTAGCCGCTCCAACTGGAGGGCTTAGTCTTGGCATGGGAGCTTTGATTGGTGGTGGTATCGGAGCTGGCGGTGGAACTGCAATGGGGCTAATGAGCCCTCAAATGGGGAGTTCCCTGTTTAGTGGCGGAGTCCAAGGAGCCGGATATATGGCTGGTTCAAAGTTGGGAGCAACGAGCTCTTATGCGCCAAATACATACACAAGAGGAACTGAGTCTGTCACGGACTTAACACGGAATTTTAATCAGCAAGGACTTGGTAGAGGTCTTTACCAGTATCCGTACTAAGGAGAAAATTATGGGAATATTACAGGATGTACTCGCTTACAAGGAATACCAAGACAGGGCTGAGACTCAAGCCGCCAACGCAATCCCCGCCGCCGTGAACGCTTTCATTCAGGGGAGGCAACAGCAACAGAAGAACATGATTGATATGCTCCAGATTGATGCGACTTTGGCGACTAAAGGTTTAAGAAGGGGATTAGATGGTTTTGTAAAAGACCCAATGCTTCAAGACCCCAAAGATGCTTTAGAGGTTGAAAATCTTCGGTCTCAGATAGATAAGAGGAATACAGAACAAAACTTTTTGAATCAGTTCTTAGGGGGAACGCAAGCGACAATTGGTGGGAAACCTCAAACATCTCAAGACCAACAAACAAGCCCAACTTGGAAGGAAATTGATGTCGGTGGAGTTAAGGTTGTTAATCCAAACTATGTCGAGCCTTTAAGCGAGAAGGATAGGTTTGAACTTGAGGAAAAAAAGGCAAAGAAGGAAAAAGAAACCACTTTAGTTACTGATACGGCAAAAGAATTATTTCGTTCAGTGCAGGAGGTTAAGAAAGGTCTGAAATATTTCGGTGTTCTTGGGGATCTCCCAAGTGAAGCAGCGCCGTCTTCTCTTGCTGGGGAGAGGGCAGAAAGGAAGAATTGGGAAACAAATGTTGAGAAGTTGCTTTCTGGAAAGATAGTGGAATTAATGACAACTATGAAATCAGCGAGTCAGACAGGGGCGACAGGATTTGGACAACTTAACAAGGAAGAGCTTCAACAACTAAAAAATGCTTCTACGGCATTAAAAAGAACCCTAAGCCCGAAAGATGCTGAAAAATATCTTAACCAGATAGAGAAAATGCAACTTAAGGTTTTTGCTGGAGATGGAGAGGTATTACAGGATGCGGAAGGAAACTACGCAATCCGAAGAAGAGATGGCACAATCGAGGAGTTTTAATCATGGGCTTCGACATAAAGACTGCAAAAGTTATTTCAAGTGGTGGCGGTAGTGGGTTTGACATCTCTACCGCTCGACCACTCGGTTCAAAGGAAGCAAAAACGGAAGAAATAAATAGGGATGCTACAATTATTCCTACTTTGTCTGCTGGAATGATAGGGGCACAGGGGTCTTCTTTTAAGGAAGAGGGGGCTTGGCCAGCTCTTACTGGGGCTTTAAACGAGTTAACTGGTGGGGCAATTCAGAACCCAAAGTCTTTTGCCAGAGGCGGTGTAGTCGGAGCAAATATAGCCGCTGGAGAAGATTTAATTGGAAGTTTGCTTGGGAAAAAAGACAGGGATGTCGGATTTTATCAACCCAAGACATTTGGCGGAGCTGTATCGCAAGCTGGTGCTGGCGTTGCCGCATCTTTTGGTCTTGGTTCAATTGGTTCTAATATTCCAAGTGTTGGAAAAGGAAGATTCCAGCATCCGACAATAGAATCTCTTGAAGAAATGGCAACGATGGCACAGCGTGAATTTTCTGATGCCAAACTTTTGAGAAACGCTTCGAGAGATGCCGAAACTTCTCTTATAAAAAAACTATATTCAGATCGCATACTTGAGTCAAAAAATGAAATTGAAACTACAAAAGATATTGTAAAACAAAAAGCATTCGATTTGCAGACGCAAGGAAAAGAAAGATGGTTTGACTTTCATAAGAAGTTAAATGATGAGTTTGGAATGAGAAGGGATGCTCTCGTTGATGAAGCTGGAAAAAAGACTGACAAATTCTCAAGAGATGAAATTGTTTCTGCTTACAAGAAAACAATAGAAGAAAATGGATTAGATAGGATTGATGATGCGCTTTTGAGTCCAAAACAGAAAACAATATTGTCCCAGTATGACGACTTACAGAACAAAGAAGATTTTTGGAAGAACATTTCGACTGCAAACGGAATTGATTCAAAGGTTAGAGAACTAAGAAAAGGACTTCGTGGAAAACAATATGATGCTGATATGCGTCTACAAAGTGATTTGGCGCATAATTTAGATGGTCTTTTGACTGATAAGGTTAAAGGATTAAGAGAGCTTCGGGCTGAGTTTAAAGACCGCTATAAGTTTAAGAATGAGGCTTGGAAAATATTTAATCCAGCGAAGGAAACGGTTCTTGATAGAACATCTTATGGGATGTTCCAGAGAATTGGAGAAGGGCGTGGGACTCCTCAAGATATTGAATTTCTTGGAAAGTTAAATAAGTACTTCGGTGAAGATTTTGTAAAACCAGTAACATCTGAAGCAAAAAAACTAACTAGCATATCCGAAAGAATTGCTGGTATAGAAGCGAATCTTGAGGTTGATTTAGCAGACTATGGAAGGAGGGCATTGGGTGAGGAAATGCGGTTAACGGATGAGTATAGAAATCTTTTAGATACCATTGAGGCAACTGCAAAAAACAAAAAATCTCAGGATTCAATAAGAGATTTCATACTTGGAACAAGTGCAGATATTCTAACTGGTGGGCATATCGGCATGGCAAGAAGGGCAGCAAAACATCTATGATTAACCCTAACTACCCATCCTACTCATCCGAAGTAGCCGAAGAGCCGATTGATCTAACTCCAGTCACTGACGCACTGAAGGATGTCGAGAAGGCGGTGCTGTCGAAGAAGGCTGTTGACTCGGTAGAGGTCAATAACATTGACTTCGTGAAGAAGTATCTCCGTGAGGAGCTTGCGGCTGTCGTTAAGGCGATCAACGCCATTGACATCCCAGAGGCTCCGAAGAAGCTAGAGGTAACGAACTTCCCGAAGGCTGAGAAGGCTCCTGAGTCGATAAAGGTGAACAACCTCTCTGAACTTAGCACTCTCCTAGACAGACTGCTAACGGCGGTTGAGGGAATCAATGTAAACCCAGTTGTTAACTTACCGGCACCAATCGTAAATATCCCTGAACAGCCAAGTCCAGTAGTCAATATTCCTCCGCAATTGTCGCCTATAGTTGACATTAATATTGACCAGTTGTTGCAAGCTTTGCAACCGCTACGGCTACTGAGTCGTGATCCTAACAAGCCAATCACGGTAAGAATGAGCGATGGTCGGCACTTCATTGACGCTCTGACCGCCACGCTTAAAGAGAATGGGGAGAGACTGGCAACAGTCGTATCCACATCTTATGGGCTTACGCAGAGTGAATATAAAGCGGCTCAGAACGAGCTTGAGCTTCCAACGGCTCGATACTCAATTGCTGATAAAGACGCTGACGCTTCTCCGAACTACTACGGCTTCACCGATGCTTTTGGAAACTGGTACATTATGAAAGAAACCGTTTCCGCCGGGGCTGACACTTATCGCTATTGCAAGGGTTCGTCTGGATATACTACAGCTTGGACTAATCGAGCTGGACAATCATACGATTATTTCTACGAGGTGTTCTAATGGCGTATGAAGCCATTCTAAACCCATTCACAGGAAAACTACAACTTGTTGATGGAGGAGTTTTAGCAGAATCCGACCCGCTCTCTCTGCATCTTGACCAGACCACTCCCCAGACCTTCACGAACCTTGGCGGTGGCACGGGTTTGATGAAGGTGACGGCAGGGCTTCTTGGACTTGATACGAACACCTATCTCACCGCTTCCGACCTAACTCCTTACGCTAAACTAGACGGCACTAATCAGCCGTTTACTGGAGATTTAAAGATAGGTGATAATTTAAAACATTATTTTGGAACAGGAAACGATGCAAGTATTTATTATGATGGGACTAATTTTAATTTTAATTCCAGAGATGTAGGAACAGGGGATTTTATATTTAATAATGGTAATGTTGGTATAGGAACAACTACCCCTGATTATAAATTAGCTGTTGTTGATAATGTCAATGCAATCATGGGGTTAAAAATTGCGAATGAAAGCACGGGAACATCAGCCGAAGAACGCTTGATAATGATGGATACATCTGGGCATTATCTCGCTTTGACAGTTCCAAGCATAAATCATTCTAGCACTCTATTTGGTGTAAATCGTAAAGAGAATGATTTTATTTTTAATACAGGTGGAACAAGTAGAAATTTGTTACTCGGAACAAATAGTGATAGATATTTGTATTTTGGAACAAATGGTAATATTAGAGCTGTAATTTCAAATACTGGTAATGTTGGTATTGGAACAACTACCCCAACTGAAAGGTTGGAAGTTTTAAAAATCGCTACTGATAATACAAAAGCTGAATTGGGAACTAAAGTCTATTTTACTAAAGCCGCCGCTTCAAATGATGCTTACCAAAATGCAGGAGTAGCTATTCAAACCTCTTGGAGTGGTGCCTCTAATTTTACATCTTCAAATAGTGGTATTTATGGGAATAATTATTTTTCAGGAACTGGAACAATGACCACGCAGAACGGTATGTGGTTTATTGTTGGGACAACTGGTACTGATACTGGGACTGTGACAACAAGAAACGGGGCTTTAGTACAGTCATTTTCTACTTCTGCAAAAGCGGTTACTAATTCTTACGGTGTTCACGTTGTAAACATGGCGGCGTATAACTCTCCGACCACTACCGCCGCTTTTTATGCCGAAGGAAGTACTAATGCAGTGGGGACTAGCAAGTATGGTCTACTCATCGGCTCTCAATCTGGGGCGACGAATAATTACGCAATTTATACTAGTGCGGGGTTGAACAGACTAGGCGACCAGTTATCTGTCGTTGGTTCTGCGGATAGAGCTCAACTTAAAATCCTCGCTAACTCCGCACAGACTTCTAACATAATGGATATTTGGGCTAGTGACGGAACAACCCCAAGATTACATTTAACTGGAACAGGGAATGTTGGCATTGGGACGACGACACCAGCAGAAAAACTAACAGTCGCAGGTAATGTAAATATTGGTATTGGCGGAGCTGGAGTAGATTATGTTTTGAAGTTTGACGGAGAAACCAACGATGGTGTCCTCACTTGGATGGAGGATGAAGACCAGTTCAAGTTCAACGACAGGATACAGACCGATGGCGGGATAATTGGTAAAATAACCACCGCAACGGACACTTATACCGTTCTCGTATCAGACGAGACAGTCATCTGCAACAAGGCAACAGCCTTCACCGTGACGCTTCCAACGGCGGTGGTCGGGCAGAGGTTCAACTTTAAGAACATCGGAGCTGGGACTGTGACTCTTGAAGGAGCTGGAAGTGACACGATTGACGGAGATTTGAACCAAGCGATTTATCAATGGGAAGGCGTTCAGGTCATCTGCATCGCCGCAAACACATGGAGCGTGATATGAGCAATATTCATGGAGTGGGGTGGCTTGATACTACTGGGGCTTATAACGGGTTTAAGAATGTAGATGGAAACCCAAGGGTGGTGAACCAGACCTATCTTGAGCAGATTGCTGAAGGGAATGTTTCGGGGCATACTCCTTGGTCGAAGGTTGGGTTTAATCCTGCCATTACAACGAGCATGGAGGATGTTTGGAGTGCTGGTGGAACTTATGTGTTCCCGACTGCCGCAACTGCGATGCAGGTGGTATCGTCTTCCGCTGGTGATGAGGACTTGGGAACGGTCATTCACTCTGGAGGAGCGACTGGTTCTGGTGGTTCCACAACGACTATTTCCGTAGCGGGAGAGAACTTCCTGACCACGACTGCGGTTGGAGATTTAATCATTCTTGATAAGGCGGGAACTACTCCTGAGTGGGCGTATGTCTCGGCTGTTACGAGCGACACAGTTCTTACGTTCTCTGGAGGGCTTTCAAGTGGCGGAACAGGTGCTTCAAGGACAAGCTATGACATTATTGATGTCTCTGCTAAAACTGGGGCACACGCAGTGAAGATTGAATTCCTTGACGCTACTTATGCTGAAAAGTCAGAGATTGTGATCCTAAACGGGGATACCGCAGTAGCGATGACTGCTTCTCCGTTCCGTATCAATTCATTCAGAGCGATTTCTTGCGGTTCGACGGGTGCGGCGGTTGGAAACCTCACGATTGAGGCAACTGTGGGCGGACAGGATTACTCCTACATCACGGCAGGATATACAAGGGCAAGAAACAATATGTATACCGTCCCTCTTGGGAAGACGCTCTATGTGAATATGTGGCAAGTTGGTGCGGCAACAAATAATGATACAAAGGTGCAGACTGCAAGGTTGATGACAAGGGCGAATAGAGAACCATCTACTGGATTTCTCTCAAACTGCTTCTATGGATACACCGAGATGCTTGTCACGAATGAGAACGGTGGGATTTACTTTCCAATCCCTACGAAACTTGCGGCAAAGACGGATATAAAAGTATCAGCAATCGGATTAACTGGATTCAGTGGCTCAGTCACAAGCGTCCTTCGTGGATGGCTTGAAACAGCATAAAAAGGAGAATTTATGGGCATATTTCCAGACCCGCAACCGACACAGGAAGAGATAACGAAGCAACAGGTGAAGGAACTCAATGCGTGGGTTTCTGGAACCATCCAGGTTGCGAGGGAGCGCACAGCGGAGATGTTCAACCGATTCTGGAACAACGCTAACGCAACCCCGATGCAGATGTCGGCGACCTATGGAGTATATGCCAAAGACCTGTTCGTGAAACTCGCAGTATGGCAACAATCCATTCAGGCGATTGACCCAAGCTACGTCCCGCTTCAAGTTCCAGAGAAGTACGAGTATGTGATTAACGAGGATGGGACTGTTACTATAACTGAACTACAACAGGAGGAACCACAATGACGGTAGTGGAATTAAAAGCCAGAGTCTACGATTTGCTTGCCATGCAACAGCATATTAACGCAGAACTTCAGCAACTCAACCAGCAGATTGCTGAAGAATCCAAACCAAAGGAAGAAAAGAAAGCGGAATGATTTATGGAAGAGCATGATTGCAACCAGAAAGAGAACATCGCAAAGCTCTTCACTTTCCATGAAGAGAAGATGAAGCAGTTGGGTCAGATGGAGGTTCGTCAGGTTGAGATTCAGGGGGACATCAAGCACATCAAAACCCGCATTGATAACGGGATGAGCCACACCATCCACAATCTTGACCAGACGCTTATGAAGCTCGTTCCCGTCATCGACCATCACGCCAGTATCGTGAAGAGGATTGAGGGGATTGGGTGGACGCTTGCTACTTCTCTTATTCTTGCACTGGTTGCATACCTCGCATGGGGGATTAGTCATGGATTCAAATTGCCGTCATGAGTTTGGGTGCCACAGTTGTCGTGAAACTTTAATGATGCTCCACGCAGAACTTCGCCAAGAGCTATCCATACCAAGAGGAAACCATGACAGAATTAGAGAAGGATACGTCAGCGTCAAACGCTTCATCGAAGACATTGTCGGAGTCGGAGAGGACACGCTGTGAGGTGTGGAGTAGGGTCATGGGCTACCACCGCCCGATTAGTGGTTGGAACATTGGGAAGAAACAAGAGTTTGCAGATCGTAAAGTATTCAAAGAACCAAAGGAGGCGGTAAATGGATCAGTTAATTGAGATTGTCAGCGGGTTTCTTATTGGATTGGCGGTTGTAACGCCAATTGTCTTAAAACTAAAAGGCATCTGCAAAGAAGTTGGAGAGTTGCTTTGTGAGATTGCTGATGGGTTAGAGGACGGTAAACTCACAAAAGACGAGATTGGCGAGATTGTGGAAAATGCCAAGGATGTCTTGGGGCTGTTTAAGAAATGATCGCCCTAATAGGACAAGTTCTTTCTCTGGTTCTTCTACTCTTGGGGAAGTGGTTTGAGTTCACCTCGGAGCAGAAGAAAAAAGCGAAAGAAATCATGAAAGAGGTGAAGAATGCCAAAGACCCTAGCACTATTACTGCTATGTTCGATGCTATTAACAGGCTGTAAAACAATCGTGCTTCATCCTATGAGCGAGAAAGATATCCGAATGGATGGAAACTGGGTGTGTATGACGCCTGAGTATATTCAGGAAGTTATGAAAGCTAAATTGGAGGCAAAATAATGGGCAAGCGAAAGACAATCAGTCAGCGGTGGTACGCTTGGAATGAGAAGGAGCCAGCGTGGTCATACTCAGCCTTAGCCTGTTTTGCGTTGGCGATGTTTGGACTTACAATCCACTTGGGTATCCCCGGCATTCTTCGGACAATCGGGCTTTGGATGCTGATAGGATTTGATGCGGGACTTCTATTTATCACGGGATTCAGAAAGCAATGGGTCTGGTTTTGGTTTTTTGTGTATATAACCTTTGGTGTTATTGCCTTTGAACTTATTTCATATTTTCTCTTGAAATAAAGAATGTTACCCCATATAATTGGTCAACATTATATGGAGGTGGCAAATGAAGGTTGGAGATGAGAAGTCGAAAGAAGGAATACAATACGTTTTTGGGAAATGTTTAAGATGCGGAAAAGAGAAGTGGATGTTCAAAAGCTCTTTCTTGATGTACTGCTCAAGGAAGTGCATGGGGCTAGACCAAAGGTTTGAGAAAAGCCCTAATTGGAAAGGCGGAACTTACGTCCACAAAGGTTACCTTCGTTTTAGCAGAAACGATTTGAAACGAAAGCTAGTGCATAGGCACATAATGGAGATTCATCTTGGTCGGAATCTAGAGAAGAATGAGCGGATTCACCACATTAACGGAATAAAAACTGATAATAGAATTGAGAATCTGGTCGTATGCAAAAATAACGCAGAGCATATAAAAAGTTTTCATCCAGCACAATAATCGGCTGGGAGATTGCGAGTTATTTCTTTGGACATTAAGAGTTTCTTCGATAACTGGGAGGAAATCTTCGTCGGGGCTTGTCTCCAGTTCCCCCTTTATTTTATCGTGGGGTGGTGGGTTCTTCCTTTAATGGTGGCAAGTGGTATCCTTTGGCGGCTAGGTGGGTGGTCGCAAGGTTCCAAATTGTATCGTAGAGTTGGTGTTCCTTTTCTCGTCTGCGGAGCATCTCTCTTAGCCACACATCGCTGGACGATTCTATTGTGTATCCCTTTCCTCGTTTGGTTGGCTCCTTCTTACGGCAAGGACTCATGGCTCTTCAAGCTCCTCAAGAACGACTTTCTGACTCGGTTGGTGTGCTTTGGATGGTACTGGACTGCGTTTGCTCTGGCGTATACTCTGAGTATCTAATGCACTCGTCGCACCGCTTGTCTCTATTCGCACAGTC